CGCCGTGAGAAGCGCGATGGCAGCGGTGACGATGACCGGGTCAACGACCACGCGCTGCCCCCTACGGCACCGAGTTGAAGATGTTGTAGCCGAGGACCACCCATCGTGCCAGCGTGCCGTCGTAGACCATGAAGGTGCCCGAGCGCGGCGCAATCGTGAGCGTGCCGACCAGGTTCTGTTCCATGGTGATGCGGTTGGCCGCTGTCGAAGAAGTGCTCTCCGTCTTGAGGTTGATGGACTGGCTCGGGCCGAGTGCCGCGTTGTAGACAAGGATGACGCGCCCTGGCTCCTGGGCGACGAAACCCGTGATGCTCCGATCGGCCGTGGGGGAGAGGCGCAGAATGGTGCAATCAGAGAACCCGGCAGGGTTGTAGTTGTTCTGATTCGCAGTCACGGACGCTGCGGCGACGACTCCGACGAACTTGTTCGGCTTCAGCGTGGTTCCGTCGGCTGCAACGGAATGGTCGTGAGCCCGAGCGTGGTCGTTGGCCAGGGTGCCGGTGTGGTCGGCCCCGCCGATGGCGTGAGCTCGTGAGGTCAGGTCCGTGTACCGCACAGCCCGGCCGGAGCCGTCGATGCCCTCGTGACGGTGGCCGGTCGCTCCCAGAAGCTCGCCCGCCAGCGAAGGCGACTGGGCGCGAACGCCGCGCTCATCGGTGATGTTGGCATTGACGATGCTCGTGGCGGCAGCGGCCACCGCCACCTGTGCAAGCGAGACTTCCCACACCCCTGCGTCGACCTGCGTCAGGGCCGGAGGGGTCGGCGAACCGGCCGCTGTGCCCGCCTTCACCGCCAGCGTCATGGTGCGGGCTGCAAGGTCCCGGCGCACCACGACCCGATCGATGCGCGGCAGGGTGGCATGGGCTGCCCCGACGGCGAGCTCCTCGGAAGCTCCGTACACTTCCAGGAAGCGACCACGCACAAAGATGGCCCCGAGCCCCACGTGGACGTTCATCGATGCGGGGGAGTCCTCCGAGACGGCCATCTCTACGCCGCGGTTGTCGACCACACCGTCGCCTGTGAGCGCGTACACGACTTCGGCCATGGCGTCGGCGTTGTAGACACGGTCGCCCGCGGTGCTGTCGAAGAACCGGCTTCGAGTGGTCATGGTGTTCAGTCTACTCCCCTAGTGTTCAGGCCTTGTCGGTGAAGTACCCCGTGATCACCGTGACGTAGGTGATCGTCCCAGCAGTCCGAGTGACGGAGTAGTAGATGCCGTTGGTGGGGCTGTACGAGGCGATCACAGAACTGGTGTTCAGGTAGTTCGCTGTGGGAGGGTTGTAGACGGTGCCGACGGCCTTCGACCCGTCGGTCCCGTGGAAGATCGCCATCGAGTTGCTGGGGGAGGGGGTGGTGCTTGACAGGCGGAAGTCCACCTGAACCGCGACGGCATCCGCTGGCACGCCGCTGATGGGACCGGTGGCGGTCTGCGCGATGGTGGCTGCGGTTGTCAGGTTGAGGTGAACGACGGTGCGCATCACCACGAAGCGCAGGAAGCCGTCGAGCCTGTCGCCAGCAGCCAGACCGAGCACGGTCGGGCCTGTTCTCGTAATGGGGATGCCTCCGATGACAAGAGCAGCACCTACTGGCGAGTTCTGGCCGATCCGGACTTGTCCGCCATCGGCGTTGAGATGGAGCTCGGCCGTAGCGCCATTGTTTCGAGCGAGGATCTCATTCCCGTCAGCAACCAGGTTCGGGCCGCCGTCAGCTCCGATCTGGAGTGCGTGGAGAACCGAGGACAGGGACGCATCATCGATCGCCGACAGGCGCAGCCGTTCCGGGAGCAGCAGCCCGCCCAGCGGATCGCTACCGCCTTCGGCGTGACTGACGGCGTGCCGCCCGGTGGCGTCCACCGTTCCGCCAGCGCTCACGGAGCTGACTCCTGGCGAGACACGCTCCTTCAGAGTCGGCATCGCTCGCCCAAGCTCGACGGTGCGGCTCGGGAAGTCTGTGGGTCCGGCCACAGAAGTCTTGACCGACACCACTCGCACTGGCTCCGCAAGCCCGAGCTCAGCGTTGCGGAGAAGGACGACGTCGCCAAGGTCCCAGTGGGTCTTGTACTGGAAGCTCCCGAAGGCGTGGATGGCCGCCTCGAAGCGGGACGTCGGGGAGAGCTCGTTCAGGGCCGCATCGCCGCGCTGCGTGAGGACGTCCGTGGAGCCCAGCACCACGTCCCGAGCATCGATGAAGGCTTCGCGTCGGTTGAAGCCGCTCTGCTCCGCCCCGCCAGCGTGCCGGGTGATGAGCTCCCGATCGGCTCCTTCGCCTTGACCCGCCACCAGCACCATGGTCTTGGAGTCCAGGAGGCTGAAGAACTCCTCGTACTGGCTGAGCGTGTCGAAGTCAATGTCCATGAACACGCTGGCCGAACGGTCGACCCCCGGCAACACCTCGAACACGTACTCGGGCACCGATGGGTCGAGCGTGAACTCCCATCCCATCCCCGCCGCCAGCCCGATCTCCCTCACCACATCCAGCACGCGCTGGAACCGAGCCTCCACATGGACATCGATGCCCCGGTCTGCGTCCGCCGCCACAGTCAATCCCGGGAACTGCCGGGCTGCGGCCGCAAGGTCGCCCGCGTGCTCTCGCACGTAGTGCTTCATCGCAGTCTCTGCAGAGACCGCGGACTGCACGTCGTAGTCCACGTCAGGGATCACCAGCCGCTCGCCGAGCGTGGGTCCGTCCATGCTGCGACAGACCACCTCCCGCAGGTCCTTCTGCTGGCCCGCCTCCTCGTGGGTGAGGATGGACTCCACGTAGAACAGCAGGTCCCCCTCGGTAGGCAGGTACAGGTAGCGCCCGGCCACGATCTCTGCGGCGTGCATGCGCCTGCGGTTGATCAGGAGCTTCAGCGCCCCGTTCTCCTGCCAGCGTCGCTCGAACTCCAGGCTGGTCAGCGTCTCCCCGACTTCGCCGACCCGGTTGAAGCTCGTGTCCAGAACGTCGACTCGCATCAGATGCCCGAGTACCGCTGCCGCCACGACACGGTGGCGCGACCGCTGGTGTTGATGTCCGCCTCGAAGCGCACGAGGTTGGCACCGGGCTGGAGGCTCCAGAGCTCCGCCATGGCCAGGTCCAGACGGTGCATGGCGTTGGTGACCACGCCTGTGTCGTTGAGCTCCACCCGCTTCTGGCCGAAGGCTGTGTCCACCTCGATGAACTGGTCCGCTTCGATCTGGCCTGTGATGCGGAAGGCTTCGCCAGTGGTGACGTTGGTCATCGTGACGGTGGTGACGTCGCCGTAGAGCCGCACCAGCATGGGAGCGTCCACGTCGCCCTCGTTCACGATCGTCTGTTCCACGTTGTTCGACAGGCTCTCGAAGGGGAACTCCAGCGGAAACTCCAGTCCGCCATCCTGCTCCAGCGTGATGGCCGAGTCCGCGACATCCCTCAGATACGGGTAGGGGCAGAGGAGCTCCACGTCGGCGAGGGCACCGGGGAACCCCGTAGACATGGGCGAGAGCTGAGGAGAGCTGCGAGGTGAGGCGTCAATGTCAAGGGGTGGAAGGTCCTCACGCAGAACCCGTAGGACACCCAGGACGGGCAGCGAGTTGCCTCTCGGGATGCGTTGTGTGAGAGCGCGGATCAGCGATCGGCGGTGCTCGTAGTAGTCCTCCATGGACTCCGCGATGTCGCGCAGAGCCACGCTGATCACCCGCGGCGGCACGGTGATGTCGACAGCCGTCTCGCCCAGCTGTGACGGGCTCTTGATCGTGGCCAGATCGGACAGCGTGTTCTCCAGGCCCTCGAAGTCGTGCAGACGCCACGGGTACTCCGGCCCCCACTCCATGGGAGCTTCGCCGCTGGGTGGATACCACAGGAACTTGGTCGTCATCGCACGTTCCACTCCATAGCCAGCCGCCGCTCTGCCCGCATCACCTCACGGGTCACATCGCCGGGCTGTAATCCGAACACGTTGAACGTGTTGCCCTTGCCGCCACGGGAGTCCTCGTTGCTCATCACCTGTGCCCCCTTCGGGAGCGCCACGAGCTCCGGCCCCTGCTCGCCCACGATCGCCAGCCCGGCCTCGGTGGCCAGTCCGCCCTTCGCCAGCTTCGGGATGAGCGGGATGTTGAAGGGGTCGAAGAACCCTCCGCCCATCTGGATGTCCGTGCCGGGGATGCCGATGGAGGGGATGCCCACTCGGATGTTGTTCAGGACGCCCAACAGCCCGTTGATGAGGCTGATCAGGAGGTTGACTCCGCCCTTCAGGATGCCGCCGAGCGTGTCCCACAGGCTCTTGAAGAACCCCTTGAAGCTGTTCCAGATCGCCCGCACCGCGCTCACCACCCCGGACACCACAGTGGCGAAGGTTCTGAACACCTGCTCGCCGATCTTGAAGGCTGTGGCGATCACGTTGATGGCCAGCGTAGCCGCCCCGCCGAGTGCCGGAAACACGATGCGAGCCACCTCGATGATGATCGGCATCACAGCCGAGATCACCGCAGCGATGAGGTTGAACGCGGTCCTCACGATCGCGGCCACGCTCATCACGATGGAGCTAATCGCGGGCCAGTTGGCCTTGATCCACCCCTGCACCGCCGAGAACGCTTCCTTCAGGGCCGGCAGCACCTGCTTCGTGAACACCTCGAACACCTTGCGCAGCGGCGGCAGGATGTTGATTCGCACCCACTCGAACACGTCGGCCAGAACGTTGACCCCCTCCTTGCCCTGCTGGAAGGCTGCCACGAGGGCCGGGATCACGTTGTCGATGATCCAACCGAAGGCTGTGATCAGCTTCGGCACAATCTCTGTGAAGATGAAGCTGATGACGGAGCCGATCGTGCCGAACACGGTGCCGATCACAGACTGAATGGTCGGCATGTTCACCGTCACCCAAGCCGCCAGCTGACCGAACGCGGCCACCAGGTGCGGCAGGATTTCGACAAAGATGGGCATGAAGGCAGCGCCGATGCTCGCCATGGAGTCTGAGACGGTGGCCGACAGGATGCGCTGCTGGTTGGCCATACCGTCGGAGGTGCGGGCGAAGTCACCCTGCGCCGTGGCCGTCTGCTCCATGATGATGGCGTAGTTGGCCTGCGCCTTCGCCGCTGCCGAGAGCTGACCGTCCACCTTCTCGAAGCCGAGCTCCATGGCCTTCGCCTCGGTGGCCACAGCACTGATGTTGACGCCCAGCGCCCGCAGGGGTTCGGTCTCGCCCACCAGCCCCGCCCGGAGCTTGTCGAGCACCTCCGTCGGGTCCAAGTTGTTGAAGCTGGCAAGGTCGCCCGCAAGCTCCACGATGCCCTTCGACATGTCCTTGGTGGGGCCAGCGCCGATCTTCATGGAGACGAACAGGTTGCCAAACGTGCCCGCCGCTGCGAGGGCATTCTCCTTGCTCATGCCCATGTTGAGAGCAGCGTCGTCCGCCCACATCTTGATGGCGTTCGAGTTGGTACCGAACACCACGTCGACCTTGGACATCGACTCGGCCAGATCGGAAGCCATGCCCGCTGTGAGGTAGCCGAAGCCGCCTACCGCCGTGGCGCCGATCGCCCCCCACTTGGCCAGGAACCCAGCGGCCTTCCCGAGGATGCCTCCGACCTTCCCCGACCAGCCCTTGGCACGGCCCTCCGACTGGTCCAGCCCCTTGTTGAAGGGTTTCTGGTCCAGCTTCAGCTCGCCGTAGAGCTCCCCGACCTTCAGTGCCACGTCAGTGTTCCTTGTTCCCGCCTGGAGCCGCTCCGAAGATCAGGTCGAAGCTCTTCTCCACAGCCTCCTGACCCCGAATCTCACGCACCTCTTCCATTCGCCCGCCCTTGCCTCTCTTGTAGCGTCGCTGAATGGCTAGCTGTACAGTGTTGGACTCCTGGCTCAGGTTGGTGACGAGGAGTCGGAATCGGCGCCAGCTGATGCCTTCTCGAACAGCGGCTGCGGCGTTGACTCCGTACTCTCGCTGGAGATCGGACTCGATGGAACCCCAGTCCCGGATGTAGTCGAAGGTGGGCTGTACTGGCCGCCGCGCTCGCCCATTGCGCGACGGGTCTCCCGGTTTGGGCCTCCGCTCTCCCCTGTGTACAGGCGCACGACCATCATGAGGAAGTCGCTGAGGCTGCTCATGCCGACGTGCGGCAGGATGGCCGGGCCTGCGTCGCCGAGCACCTGCTCGACCATGTCAGCGACCTCCGCGTTGGAGACCTCGGCCCCGGCTGCTTCGACGCAGGACTTGCACGTTTCGACGGCCTTGTCCGGGTGGAACTCGCACTGAGCCTCCGCCATGGCCCGGAGGACACGCAGAGCCACGCTCGCTGGCAGGTCTGGGGGGAGCTGATGGACCTTCCCCCCGACCTTGATCTGAGGCCCCTTCTGCTCCTGCTCCTTCTGCCAGGCGTCGAAGTCAGCGAAGCGGACGTCGCTCATGCCGGGCCAGCCCGCACGATGCCGCCAGTGACGGTCAGCTCGACCTCCCACGTGGCGAGATCGTTCATCCCTCCTTGCGGGCCGGTGTGCTGCGCGCTGGCCTTGAAGGTGGCGGTCCGCCCGCCCGCGGTGGTGAACTTGAACTGGCCGATGGAGGCGAGTCCGGTCGCCTGCGCCAGAGCTTCGACCGCGGTCTGTCCGGGGTCCTGATCGCCCTGATTGACCCCAGCTTCCACGTCCTCCAGCGCGTGCGCTGAGAGTGTGAAGGCGTCGCCGCGGCGCACGACCACGTGCTCCTCCCGGCCGCTTGAGTTGAAGTCCGTGGCATCAGCCCTCGTGGTCGACGGGCTGTGCCCAATCTCCTTCAGGCCGAGGATGTCCGTCCAGATCGGCACCGCTTCTGTTCCGGTGTTGATCTGGGGATTCAGGTCCTCGGCGAGCCACTTCGTGATCATGAGTGGGTCAGCCTCCTGCTGCTACTGTCGCCGCCCGGACACCCAAGCGGTAGTTGGTGGAGTAAACGTACCTGCCGCCCGCATCGAGTTCGACGTACACTGGGCCGCTCTGGATGCCGATGGCGTAGACGAGGAAGATGTCCCCCGGCAGGGTCACGTAGCGAGCTCCGTGCAGCCGCCGGTACACCTTCCAGAGCCGCTCCTCCGCTGTCTGCGCAGACTTGGAACGGCCGATCACCTGCATCGTGGGGTAGATGTCGTTGTCGTTCACGGTCGACTCGAACCCGCCCGTGATGCGCAGACCCACAGCCTCGTCCGGCACGCTGGGCAGGATTCGGTCCGTGAACGTGTCGCCTCCGGAGCCCGCCTCCCAGTTGAGCACGCCGTGGGTCTCCAGCCACTGCGCGATCGCCTTCGTGACGGTCTGGAACTCGCCCTCAGCCAATGTGGATCCTTCCTCCCCAGAACCTCAGCAGCTGGGGTTCGATCTCCTGGAGTGCGAGCTCCAGCCACTTGCCTCGCCGACCGTGCTTGAAGTTGTACTGAGGGTTCTCGTGAAGCCGGATGGCGTAGGCTGTGTCGTAGCTGATGACCGCGGTGTCGTCGTCCACGTCGGTGGACCCGCTCCGGGCCAGCGTCCCCTCCTCCAGCGGAACACTGTCGTTGGCCCGCGACAGGCCGAACTCCGCGCTGTCGCTCAGAGCCTGCCGCCGCTGCACATCCACCTTCCGCTTCACATCTGCCCCGCTCCACTTCAGCCTCATCGCCATCACTGCGCTCCTCGACCGAGGATGAGCTCCCGGAAGCTCGGCCGCTCCTCGGAAGGCACGGCCCCTGCGGCCAGCACCGTGTACTGCACCCCGCCCCACAAGACGATGCTCCCTACCGGCACCGGGGGGTTCTCGGGCCGGATGTAGCAGGTGGCATCCGCCATGGTCGTGGCTTCTCCTCCCGCTGTGGCCACGAGCCGCCTGCGAGGCTCGATGTGAGCCTTCACCCCGACCACTGGTGCAGCCCAGGAGTCCCCTTCGCCTCCGGAGCCTGCGAAGCGACTGATGTCGATCCGGTCCTTGAGCAGGAAGCTCGGGATGCGCACCCCGAACATCGCTCAGAGCCCCCAGGTGTCGTCGACGGCAGCGACCCCTGCGTACAGGAGCCCTGAGGGCAGAAGGATGTCCCGAGCCCGCTCTGAGAGCCTCATCGGGAGCTTGTCGATCCTGAGCCCACCGATTGTGGTGCCCGTGCCTTCCAGCCCGACCACCGCGTACTCCTCG